TTTAGAATATGGTTTGTTAGTTGGACAAGCTATTGAATATGAATGGTTTAGAGGAGGTAGAGTAAACGGGAGCAGATGGAACACAGGCTATCAAAATTTTCATAACTTAAGATTATACGCAAGAGGAGAGCAAAATGTACAAAAATATAAAGACGAATTATCTATTAATGGTGATTTGTCTTATTTAAATTTAGATTGGAAACCAGTCCCAATTATACCTAAATTTGTGGATATAGTTGTAAATGGTATAGCAGCTAAAGATTATGATTTAAATGCTTACGCTCAAGATCCTTTTTCTTTAAAACAAAGAACAAATTATGTAAGTAGTATTTATAGAGATATGATGGCTCAAGATTATATCAATCAAATAAATCAATTAACAGGAATTAATCTTTATAATTCTGATCCAAAAGTATTACCTCAATCTAAAGAAGAATTAGAAATTCATATGCAATTAAACTACAAACAATCAGTAGAAATTGCAGAAGAAGAAGCTATTTCTAATACTTTAGCTTTTAACAAATATGATTTAATTAAAAAAAGAGTAATTGAAGATATAGTTACAATAGGGATTGGAGCTGTTAAAACAGCTTTTAATAAATCCGAGGGGGTTGTAGTAGAGTATGTAGATCCAGCTAATATGGTTTATTCTTATACGAATGATCCTAATTTTGAAGATGTTTGGTATGTTGGAGAAATAAAATCTATGACTCTCGCAGAAATAAAAAAGAAATGGCCTTATTTAACTGATGAAGAATTAAAAACAATGGTTAGATATCCTGGTCGTGATGGTTATATAGCTAATCCTAATTATGATAATGATTTAGTCCAAATATTATTTTTTGAATATAAAACATTTATTGATCAAGTATTTAAAATAAAATATACTGAAAATGGATTAGAAAAAGTTATAGAAAAACCTGATTTTTTTAACCCACCACCAAGTGATAATTTTGATAGAGTATCTAGATCAATTGAAGTATTATTTAGTGGTGCTAAAGTAATGGGTGTTCCACAAATGCTAGAATGGAAACTTGCCGAAAATATGACTCGTCCTAAAAGTGATTTAACAAAAGTAAAAATGAATTATGCTATTTGTTGTCCAAGTTTATATCAAGGTCGTATAGAATCTTTAGTTAGTAGATGTACTAGTTTTGCAGACATGATTCAACTAACATCATTAAAATTACAACAAGTAATTCAACGTATGGTACCCGATGGTGTATTTGTAGATGTTGATGGGTTGGCAGAAGTTGATTTAGGTAACGGAACTAATTATAATCCACAAGAGGCATTAAACATGTATTTCCAAACTGGTAGTATAGTTGGAAGAAGTTTAACTCAAGATGGTGATCCAAATAGAGGTAAAGTACCTATTCAAGAATTACAAACCTCTGCATCTAATGCTAAAATACAATCTTTAATTGCTACTTATCAGTATTATTTACAAATGATTCGAGATGTAACCGGATTAAACGAGGCAAGAGATGGTAGTTTACCTGATAAAGATGCTTTAGTAGGATTACAAAAAATGGCAGCCAATGCTTCTAATATAGCTACAAAACATATTCTAGATGCAAGTTTGTATTTAACATTAAGAACTTGTGAAAATATTTCTTTACGAATAGCCGATGCTTTAGAATTTGATTTAACTCGTCAAGCTTTAATGCAAAGTATATCTTTTAGTAATGCAAAGAATTTAGAAGAATTAAAAGATTTACATTTATATGATTTTGGTATTTATTTAGATTTAGAGCCAGATGATGAAGAAAAAGCAATGCTTGAGCAAAATATACAAATGGCTTTACAGCAACAACAAATTTATCTTGAAGACGCTATTGATATAAGAGAAATAAAAAATATTCAATTAGCTAATCAAATATTAAAGTATAGAAGAAAACAAAAACAACAACAAGATCAAGCAGCTCAACAACAGCAAATAGAAGCTCAAGCTGAAGCTAATATGAAACAATCAGAACAAGCTGCAATGAATGAAGTTCAAAAACAAGAAGCTTTAGCTAATACTGAAATTCAAATTGAACAAGCAAAATCTCAATTTGAAATTCAAAGAATGGAACAAGAGGCATTGATCAAAAAACAATTAATGGCTGAAGAATTCCAATATAGTTTACAATTAGCTCAAAAACAAATTGGAGTAGATAAAGAAAAAGAGCAATTTATAGAAGATCGAAAAGATAAAAGAACAAAAATACAGGCTACTCAACAATCACAAATGATTAGTCAAAGGCAAAATGATACTTTGCCTACAGATTTTGAATCCGCTGGTAACGATAATTTAGGCGGATTTGGTTTAGAGCAATTTGAACCGCAATAAACATTTTTATTAATTTATATTATATTATATTATGTCAGAACAAGTAAAACAAGAGGGTACTTTTAAAATTAAAAAGAGACCTAAAAAACTAGTGAAAAATGATGAACCTATTAAAGTAGATTTATCTAAAATTAACGAACCTAAAAAGGAAGAAAAAGATGCCGTTCAAGTCGGAGAAACAAAGAAGGTGGTTGTGGCTGAACAAGCCGGAGATAGCCCTCAAGTGGACAAACAAGTATCAGAGCCCAGCAAGGTTTCTGAAACTAAAGAAGAAAAAGAACCAATAATCCAAGAGATTGTTGAAGAAGAAAAACCTATTGAAACAAAAGTAGAAGAAGAAATTGTAGAATTAGGTGAAAAAATAGAAGAAAAAGTTATTGCTCCTACGCCTGAAGAGGCCAGAGAAGTAGCTAAGCTACCAGAGAATATTGAAAAAGTCGTAGACTTTATGAAAGAAACTGGTGGAACATTAGAAGATTATGTAAGATTAAATGCAGATTATTCTAATATAGATAATGATACTCTTTTAAGAGAGTATTACAAACAAGCCAAATCACACTTAAATTCAGAAGAAGTTAACTTCATGATTGAAGATAATTTTTCTTTTGATGAAGAAGTGGATGAGGAGCGAGATATTCGTAAGAAGAAACTCGCTTATAAAGAAGAGGTTGCAAAAGCAAAGCAGCATTTAGAAGGTCTAAAAAATCAGTACTACGAGGAAATCAAGTTGAGACCTGGTATTACTCAAGACCAACAAAAAGCTATGGACTTTTTCAATCGCTACAACGAAGAGCAAAACACAGCTCAACAACAACATGAAGACTTTAAGTCTAATACTAAAGATTATTTTTCTAATGAATTCAAAGGTTTTGATTTCAATATTGGAGAAAAGAAATTTAGATACGGAGTTAAAAGTCCTAATGATGTTGCGACTAAACAATCAAATATTACAAACACAATTAAGAGGTTCTTAGATGATAAAGGTAATGTAAAAGATGTTAAAGGTTATCATAAAGCTATGTACGCCGCTGACAATGTTGACAAAATTGCACAACATTTTTATGAGCAAGGTAAATCCGATGCTACTAAAGATCTAGTTGCAAAATCCAAAAACATAACAGAAGAAGTTAGACCTGCACCTGCAGGAGACGTTTTTGTTGGAGGATTAAAAGTTAAAGCGATCAGTGGTCTTGATTCTTCAAAATTGAAAATCAAAACACGTAAATTTAACTAAAACAAAAATTAATTATTATGGGACAAATTGCTCCAGTGTTTGGAAGTATAATACCTTCTCAACAACAATTAGCTTTGCAAAACAATTATCTAGCATTTAATGCTGGCGCTAATGACTTTGCTCAGCAGTATCTACCAGAAGTTTATGAAGCTGAGGTAGAAAGATATGGAAACAGAACATTAAATGGTTTCCTTAGAATGGTTGGCGCTGAATTGCCAATGACATCTGACCAAGTAATCTGGTCTGAACAAAATAGATTACATGTAGCATATTCAAACGTAAATCAAACTGGTGGTGCAGGATCTATTCAATTAGAATTTGCATTAGGTGGTGCGCCTGCGGTTGCTAATGCTGTATTCCCTAACGACACAATCGTCGTTATGAACCCTACTACTGGTGTAACATTAAAAGCTGTTGTTAGAGACAGTGTACCTGGTGGTATTGGTCAAAGAGTTAGAGCGTATCCTTTTACAGCTGCTAACTTTGACGCTTTAGGAGTTGGAGCTACAAACTTAAAAATGTTTGTATACGGTTCTATCTTTGCTAAAGGAAGTGCAGGACCTGTAGATAATGCTGGTACTGCGAATACTTACAAGTCTATTCAACCACAATTTACTCAATATTCAAACAACCCAATTATAATCAAAGATTCTTTTGAAATCAATGGTTCTGATATGGCTCAAATTGGATGGGTAGAAGTTGCTACTGAAGATGGTACATCAGGATACTTATGGTATCTTAAATCTGAATCTGAAACAAGATTAAGATTTGATGACTATTTAGAAATGGCGATGGTTGAAGGTGAACTAGCTACGGGTGCTGGTGGTAGTAGCTTTGCTGCTCAATCTGCTAACGTACCTGGATTTACCGCGGCTGGTGGTGCTGCTGTAGCTTACGGTACTCAAGGTCTTTTTGCTGCTATTCAAGCAAGAGGTAATATCATGGCTGGTTTTTCTGCTGGTACAGGATTATCTGACTTTGATCAAGTACTTAAAAATCTTGATACTCAAGGTGCTATCGAAGAAAACATGCTTTTCTTAAATAGACAACTTGATTTAGATTTTGATGACATGCTAGGACAAATTTCTGCTGGTATTGCCGGTGGTGTTGCTTATGGTTTGTTTGAAAACTCTCAAGATATGGCACTTAATTTAGGTTTCTCTGGTTTCAGAAGAGGTTCTTATGACTTCTATAAAACTAGCTGGAAATACTTAAATGACGCTTCTACAAGAGGTGCTGTTGCTGTAAGTAATATTGAAGGTGTATTAATACCTGCTGGAACTTCAACTGTTTATGACCAACAACTTGGTACTAACATTAGAAGACCATTCTTGCACGTTAGATATAGAGCTTCTCAAACTGAAGACAGACGATACAAAAACTGGATCACAGGATCTGCTGGTGGTGCTTACACTACTAATTTAGATGCTATGCAAGTTAACTGGTTGTCTGAAAGATGTTTAGTTACTCAAGCTGCGAATAATTTCGTATTATTCCAAAACTAAGATTATTCTTACTTAAAGTTTATCTCCGTCTTCGGGCGGAGATTCTCTTTATTTTTTATTAATTATATTATATTATATCATGTCAAAGACAAAAGAAACAAAAGCCCCAAAATGGGAGATAAAAGATAGAAGATATCATCTATTAAATGGTCAAGAACCATTAACTTATACTTTAGGATCAAAAAATTCAAGAAGATCATCATTATTATATTTTGATGAAAAAACAGAAGAACAAAGAGAATTAAGATATGCACTTAATCAAAATTCACCATTTGTTGATGAACAAAAAGGTGAAATTATATTAGGACATATTATATTTGAAGAAGGAGTTTTATCTGTTCCTAAAGCAAAACAAAACTTACAAAAATTATTATCCTTATACCATCCAAAAAAAGGTATCGTATATGACGAATGGCAACCACAATTAATTGCTAGAGATGAAATAGAGGATATAAACTTAGAAATTGATGCTTTATTAGCTGCTAAAGAAATGGATATTGATCATGCTGAAGCAGTATTAAGAGTTGAAAAAGGATCGGTAGTTTCTAGTATGAGTTCTAAAGAACTTAGAAGAGATTTACTTGTAATGGCTAAGAAAAACCCTAGCGCATTTATGGCTATAGCTGCAGATGAAAATGTTGGATTAAGAAACATAGGAATTACAGCAGAAGAAAGAGGTGTTATTAAATTAGCTCAAGATCAAAGAAGTTTCCATTGGGGATCTAATAATAGAAAACTAATGACTATACCATTTGATGAAAATCCATACTCAGCATTAGCTGCATGGTTTAAAACTGATGAAGGTGTAGAGGTTTACAAAACAATTCAGAAAAAGTTACAATAATATGTGACTATAATTATAGTGAAGGGTCACTTAAAATGTGGCCCTCCCACTATTAACTAAAATATTAAAATGGCAATAAACGTAAATACTGTATATCAAACCGTTTTATTAATACTAAACAAAGAGCAAAGAGGATATATGACACCTCTAGAGTTTAATAAAATAGGTACACAAACTCAATTAGAAATATTTGAGACATATTTCGATAGTTTAAATCAGCAATTACGAGTTCCACAAGCAGACACAGATTACGCTGATAGAGTCGTAAATCTGGATGAAA